GATGCTATAACTAAAGTAAACTAAATTAGATAAATCGTATTATTTTTACTTATTTATATTGTTATTTTTTACAATATTCATAGATAGCAAAACAACACCAACCGCTAAAATAGACCAAAATAAATAGCTATAGTTTTTTTGTAATACTACAATATCACTATCATTTAATATATTATTTATTTTTAATTCTGTATTCATAATATCAATGATATTTTTTGTTTGATTTAATTCATTTACATAATTTTGAGACCCTTCATTATTGACTTTTACTTGTCTATCAACATTTGTATTATTGTTTTTAAATTTATTCGTTAATTGACTTATTTGATTGGCTAGTAAACTTACTTGAGATTCCATTTGAGATAATTGTTCTTCTTCCACACCTGTAGCATTGATATTTGCTAAACCATAACTTTTTCCAATAGTTCCACCATTAAAAAACGATTGAAATAAATTACTATCTACATTTACAACCTTATTCGATGCTCCATTCGGAATATTTTTTGGAACTTTATTTCTTCTATATAAATTCGTTCCTGGAAATGCATCTGTTCCCATACCACACATCGTATTTGATTTTGGCAAACAAAGTTTATCATTATTTAATACAAACCCATAACATTCTTCTAATGAATTACATTTGGTTTCACATTGTTCCACATTAGAATTATTATAAGCCGAATTAGGAATATCGGAACCAGAACAACTCGTATTAGGAACTTTCGTGTAAGTACTGGCAAAATTCCAATCATTGGCAGGATATTCGTATAATTTGGAATTCTCATCTACAAAACCAAGTTTTCCAATATTTTCTTTGATTCCTACTTTAGATAAATCATAAAGAGCCGCTGCACCTTGTCCGCCACCCATTTTACCATGTGCGATTGTTTGTTCATTTGCTCCCATTTGCCATGTACAAATCACCAAATTTCCATCATTTTGCATAATTAACGCACACTTTCCATTCAAAGAACCTATAAATTCTCCTTTTGCTAACGAAGCACCACTCTTAACCCAATCTTCTCCATATTTTCCTTTTGACTTTACATATAATGGATTAGCCTCTTGAACTTTATCTTTTGTTCCAGATTCCCATATTATTCCTTGATTATCTGTTGGTCCAGTTCCTCTGCTTATTTCCATATTTCCATCATCGTGAACCCATAAATAATAAATTCCATCAAGGTCAACGGAGTAAATTGCATTTGACAAAGGACCACCCATCCAATTATCGCCATTCTTACTACAATTTCCTGCTTTACCATATTTTGTAGCCGTAGTTAAATCATTGCTCGCTGAGCACCATCCTAAACCAGAACTACTTGCAGCTTGTGTTGCAAAATATTTATATTCGGAACCTAATTTTTTGCACTCATCAAAAGATAAATATTGATCACTAGATGTATTTTGCATAGCACGATCTCCTGTATCCCCATAACAACCTAAATAATTACCAGGAACGGATTTTTCATTTGGTGTACTAAAGATGGACTTTCCAGTTGAATCATAAACATTTAACGACCCTTGACCGCTTAATGAAGCACTCACACCTTGTCCTGCTGTATTAGACTGCCATAAAATAACCATCTTCTCTGCAATATTATTGTGTCCTTGTCTTGATGCTCCGACATAGTCATTGGTGACCGCACAATATCCTTTGGATGTATTCGGATTTACATCTTGTAATCCAAAATATTGAAAACCATGATTGATTGCTGATTGTTTACACATGTCAAAAGTATAGGTTCCACTAGATAGTGTAGTTGAACTAGAAACTAATTCAATTTTTTGTATGGCAGTAGACCTGTCCTCATTTGAAATTCCTTGAAATTTTATTCCATAATTATCAGCTTTCGTTATATTAATAGGAACCGAATATTTTATCCATGAATCTGTAGATTTAAGTGTATAAATTGTTTGATTATTTAATTGAATATCTATGTCATTTCCACCATAAGGTCTTTTAACCGCATAAACGCTTAATGTATAAGTTCCAACTGGTATATATAAAATTTGGTTTATACTACCTCTTTGTTGAATACTAACTCCTTGAATACCAAAAGGATAAGGTTTTGGAAAATTCCATGCCGCGGAATTATTTATTAAAACAGCACTATCTTTAAATTCCCATCCTGGAACTCTAGTTGCACTATTAATATATTCAAAAGTATTATCCTTTATTTTTGGATTTTCAAAATTCCCATTTTGGATTCCATTGAAACTAGGCGGTGGTTCAGGCGGTTCTCCTCCAATAAATTCAAAAGCTGGATTATTATTTGTACTATAAACACCTACATAATTCGTTTTTACGTTATTAGGAATCAGTTTATTAACATATATATTATTCCCTTCATTTCCACAAGCTTGTCCTTCAACCATAGGTTCACCTGTGATTAATGGCGGATTGGTAGGAATGGTTGCTCCTGCTTTTTCATATTCTGAATTCCATGGAATATTACGAACATGAATCATTTCATTTTGTTTAGGGCAACCATTTTTACCAATTGTATTATCTTTATTACCAGCATACCATTTAGCTACTCCTTGATTTGTTACATACATGGTCTTATTTCCAATCCTAATATTTTTATTTAAATATTTATTTTTAGAAGGGTTGACACGATCTAAATAATTTTGGTTTTTATTTGCCACTTTTTTCATGATTTCTTGATATTTCTCTAAAGAATCAATGTATTGTTCTTTTAAATTCGCAATCGTATTTTCATCAGATGCAAAATTCGTGGTTTTTAATAGATTATTACTTTCTTTTACAAGAGTATTATCATTATTATTTATTGTGGGATTATTGTTTTGAAACCCTTCTTCCATATAAGGAAGATTAATTTTGTTTTTTATTTGCTTTTGATAGGATAGAAATTTCTCTCCTTGAGACAAAAAAACATTTTCTCTTTGCTTTCTCTTTTCCTTTTCTTTATTTTTTTTATATTCTTTATATTTCATCGCATGATCTGTAATAGAATCATTATTTCTATTTGTTCCATTGGTTCCATTTGTATTAATAGAATAATTCATTAATATATTTTGAAAAAAATTTACTACATCAGTCATTAAAATATAAATAGATAAAAAAACTACTATTTATATTTTTTATAGAAAGATATCAAGAGAGAAAAAAGAGTGGAAGAAAAGAAGTAAGCAAAAAGAAACAAATAGGATTACGAGTGAACCAATTTCATTTTAATAATCAAATAAGCAATTAGCAAAACAGCAACAAAAATAAATCCTTTAATGTTATCAAAAATTCCAGACAAAGCTAAAAAGATAGTCATGAGTCCAAATAAAAACATGGCTTCCTTATAAAAACGATTACCAACAATGGTTCCACCTTTTTGCTCCCCAGTCACTGAATATTTAACCAATAAAAGCACCAATAAAAAAACAATAAATGCTAAAATAATATAATTATAATAATACATAGTGACATTAATTTCGCCATCACTGGTTGCTTCTTGTAACGTTTGATATTGACTAATCATATCATTAATATGATCTCTCTCTGCTTCTAATACTTGATAATTTTGTTCAATGGCTTGTGTCTGAGACATTTGTTGCTGTTGATTTTGTTGATATACAGAAGACGAAGCAGAAACATTTGTTGAAATTTGTTTATTTAATTGTATCAATTTATCATTTAATTGTTGCAACTTATAACTATAATAAACTCCTTTTTGAACGATTGCTTTATTTCCTTTTAACTCAATTAAATTTCCATCACCGCTTATTAATGAACATTTTTTTCTACGTTTGTCATAATTTGCACCTGTACATAATTGTGTATTTTGACAAATTTCCAAACATCTATTTCCATAAACAATTTTACTTTCTTCAGAGATAGGGCTACCTCCATTATACATAAAATCTTTTACTACCATCAAATCATTACTATCAGAATTAATTATTTTTATATATTCTTGATATGTGTTTTGATATTCCGATAAAATAGAATTAAATTGATCATTTAAATTTTGTAATTCAGGAGTTGAACTCATTTATATATAAATAATAAGAAAACAAATTTATTTTTTATAAAGAGTATTTATCATTTTATTTTATTTTTTAATAATATTAGTAGTTGTACTACTAGTACTTGTAGTACTAGTCGTTGTCTTTGAACTACTATATATTAAATAGAACACCCAAATAATAAAAACAATCGCTAAAAGTAATAAAAGAAGAAAAGAATAATAATTTGAATGTGTCATTAAATCAGTTTCTTCTTGGTTTTCCTCTAAATCTTTAAATTCATTCAAGGCTTGATCGATAATAGCTCTTTCTTCACTTAACTGGTCTCTATTTACTACAAGATCTTGCGATTTTTTTGAAGACATTTTATTATTACTGAATATCGTTTTTTTATTTGACATCATAATGTTAGATATTTTATCATTTATTTTTATTAATTGATCATTTAGTTTTTGTGATCTTTTTAATAAAGTATAACTATGAGTTATCATTGCATAGTCACTATCTGTTCCCTTTGTAAGATCTCCATCACTTCCACTTATTATACATGTTTTGTCATTTGAATTAAAAGTTGCTCCATAACATCCTGAATTAGAAGAACAAAGAGCTTTACATTCTTCTAGAGAATTCGCAGAACTATCTAATATAGGAGTGTTATTAGAAGACATAAATTTTTTACCAGGCATTAGTTTTATTTTTTTTTTGTTTTTTGTTTCACTTGTTTCAGCATTTGTACTATTTTTGCTTATTTTTTTAACATAATTGATATAGTCCATTTTGGCCTTGTTATATTTCATTAATGTGGTTTGATATTCCATCGTTAACTCTTCTAAATTCAAGGACCCACTATTACTACTACCACCTATAGTAGGACCATTTGAATTATTTTCATTATTTGTACTAGTCATTGTTTTATTATATATGTATAAAAATAAAACAATCATTATTTCTTTTCTTTTCTTTTAACTATTTTTTTTTAAGTAAAAAGTAAATTCCACTTGATATACTCATGGTTATTAATCCAAACAAAATAAAATAAGGATTATTGTTATTAGGATTAGTGATACTTGATTCATTTGTTAACAAATTTTTTTTATCATTTTTATTATTTTTAATAATTCGTTCAATATATTGAGCATTTGATTTTCTAATATATTCTTTTATTTTTTCACTCATTGGAATTAAACTTTTACGAAATGAAAACATAATTACAAATAAAAAATATTTAAAAAATAAGAATCTAATTTATTCTTTTGTCTTCTCTTCACTTTCTATTTCGTATAATCTAATTTTAATTGAAAACTTTTGAAAATAGATTTCATTGTAAAACATGCTACTAAAATACTTAAAAGTAATCCCCAATTTCGTAAATAAGCTAAATGATATTTTTTTTTGTAATCATGAATCATTTCATCCATACTATTTGATCCGTCTTCAAGTAATCCTAATTTTGATTTAAACATCCTATTTTCTTCTCTTTCCTCTTCTATTTGCGTATTTAATTCATTTAATTGTTCGTTTAATTTATCTGTATTCGTCCTAACATTGGTTTCAATGGTAGATAAGTCAAAATTTATTTGTTCTAAATTGCCTTTGGATACTTCAAAGATTTGTTGATATTCATTATAGTCTTGGTCTTTGTTATATAAAACATAATTTTTTTTAAAATCTTCCAAAATAAAAGGTAATTTATCCTCTAATTCAGTTATTTTTTCTTTAAAATTATTGGGATTTTCAAATTCTATCGTTTCTTGTTCTTCTTCTACAGATGCCATTTTATTTTATATTATTATTTAAATATAAAATAAATATTTCTTATTTTTTTATTTTTTTAAAAGGTCTCATTAAAATCAATGATTTTATCTAAATAATCAGCTGTCTCCAAGTATCCACCAATAAATTTCCCATCAGAAAAAACCATTGGGAACATTTTATAGTCTCTCTTTGTGTAAGTCTTTATGAATTCTAAGAAACCCTCTTTATCTTCAATTAACTCTTCGTCACAATTAAATACTACATATTCCTTCTTTTTTTCATTTAATAATTTTTTTACTTTTAAACAATTTGGACAACCACTTTTTGAATATATCGTGAATCCTGAGAGTTGAGGTTTTTTTTTTTCCATTATTATTCTATTATAAAAAAAATATATTTTTTCCATTATTATTCTATTATAAAAAAATATATTTATATATCTTTTATTTATTTGTTTTTTATTGTTTGTTTATTTATTGTTTATTTTTTCATAAGTAATATTTCTTTTTCTTGGGTATTTATTATATTTTCAAGAAATGGTTGTATATTATTTTTTTTATCCGATAATTTTTTACTTATATGAATAGCCATAGAATGATGTGGAATCATTCCTAATTTATATTGTGTTTCTGTAACCAAAAATTGAGTTCGGATAAACCATATATTAGTTATTACCAATAGGATGCCTATTATAAATATATACATTTCTTGATAAATTAATCCCATAAAAAAAAACATCCATCCACTCATAAGTAGTATCATGTATAAATCATTTATACTAAATCGTATATCATCATATTTATCTACCCATACATTCATCGTAGATAGTAAACCTGATAAAATCATAATAAAAAACATAATAATGTAATGGTTACTACTTGTAACATGTTTCATTATATAATAATAAATTATATATATTTTTTTTTAAAATAGTTACTATTTTTGGCTCAACCTTTCTCAAAGGTTGATACTAGACACAAATACGATAATAATTGGCTTCAATGGCTGTTTTACTTGGACGAACAATATGACAAACATCCCCTGGTCTTAATCCAATAGCACGAGCAACTGGATCAAATCTAGAAATATCAGGAAACTGAACCTTCTTTGTAATATTATATCTTTCCATAACTTTCAATACTTCTTCATACGATAATAATGTATGTTGAGGAACAAGAGCATGATTTAATATATTAAATTGTAATCTAGTAATATTTTCAATGACAATAAAGATTCCATCGGTTTCCCAAATATGTTTCAGTTCATTTGTTAATGTTTCATTGATTTCATCTTTGGTAATAATGTATAATGTGTCTTCTTTTTTCAATATTTCCTCAATATTAAATAAATCATCAATCATTTCTTGAAGATTTGCAGGACGAATCATTTTCCCTAAATAATAGCGTATGTAGATTTTATTTTTTCTTTTTGTAATTACATCTTCCTCATTTTTTTCTAAAAGCATATCCAATTGATTATTTTGTCTCATCGTATTTACTTCATTAATACTAAAATTAGAATAATCTTTGACATTATATTTTTGTTTTTCCATCAAGTCTAAAATGTTTTTTCTTGATTTGTATATCTCCGAAATCAGTATGTTTGTTTTATTACTCATTATTATATTATAATAATATGATAATGATTTAATTTTTAATTCAATTTTATTTATAAAGATATTTTTTTTGTATCATTTGGTTCTGCTTGTTCAAAAGTTTCGTTTTTGTCCTTATTGATCATAATTATTTTTTTATCCCCAGAATCGGAAGAAGAAGTACCTTCTTTTTCTTCCTTCTTTTCTTCTTCTTTTTCTTTTTCTTTTTCTACATTTAAAATAGATTCTTTTAAAACTGGATTAGGTGTAGATTCTGGAACATATTGGATTGATCCAGAAGAAGAAGAAGATGATAGATTAGGTGAAGGCATGTAAGCAGGGGATCCTGGTGCGTATTGTGGTGACTCTTGTAGAGTATTCGGTGAAGGATTATAGGCAGGAGATCCAGGTGCATACTCAGGAGATATATTAGGTTGAGACTCAGGCGTATATAAAGGCAGAGTTTGATTTTGCTCTTGTCCTTGTCCTTGTTCTTCTAAAATAGGAGTTTTCAATTGATCAGGAATTACAGGCATTTCATTTGGTATTTCATCTAATACACTTTTATTTTTATCATCTTTTGCAATCTGTTTCTTAACCAATAAATTATAAGTTTGAATATTCTTTTCCAAAGGCTCTTTATTATGGAGTAAACACGCAATATTATTATCTGAATAAGACATACTTAGTAGCTGATCTACATTCTCATCCGTAATAATATGCATCTGAACATTCATCACTTGTAATTCTTGGATTAATAATTTCAGTGAATAAGGAATTCTTAGTATACTAAAAGAACGACCAAATCTAGTTATATTCTTAATATTCATAGAACCATCAGGATTATTTGAAAACTGAATTGGACCATCTGCTAATGGACTCAAAAAAAGGTTTCTAGCTTCATTATAGATGGCAATTGAACCAGTCTTATTACAAATCGCAATGTAATATTCATCACCTCTTACTAAAAACGACTCATTCAAAAAATAGGACATTCCATGACCTAACACTCCGTCGCGCTCCATCTCACCAATACGAAGCCCACCATCATTTGCTCTTCCTTGAACTGGTTGCTTTGTTAATGCCGTATTTGGACCTCTTGCACGATAATTTATTTTATCTTTCACCATATGTTTCAAACGCATATAATAGGTGGGACCAATATAAATATCTGACTGCAATTGTTCTCCCGTCATTCCGTTATATAAAATCTGGTTTCCGCTGGAATTAAATCCAGCTTTCACTAACAATGGTGCATACGTGGAGTAATTACATCCCTTCACTTGAAAAGCTGTACAATCTCCAAAAGCGCCGTAACTCGTACACACTTTACCAAAAAGGGATTCTATAATTTGACCGATCGTCATACGAGATGGCAATGCATGAGGATTAATAATTAGGTCTGGACGAACACCATCCTGGGTAAATGGCATATCTTCTTCTGGAATAATTAATCCAAGTGTCCCCTTTTGTCCTGCACGCGATGCCATTTTGTCTCCAATCGCTGGAATTCTTTCTTCACGAATACGAACTTTCGCCACATTAAACCCTTCTTCTCCAAGAGTAATAAAAGATTTATCTACATATCCTAATTGACCCTTCTTTGGCTTCACCGAATCATCAATCCATACATCCTTGTTTTCCAAATTCGTGTTTATTTTGCCTATGAGTATAATTTTTTCATTTAATGGTGTATTCTCTTTAATCATTCCATGATCATCTAATAAACTATAATCATATCCTTTCTTTTGTTTAATCACATTGTTTTTTTCTATATTTGCAAATTTAGAATTGATTAATCCAGTTACTTTGGAACTTTCCTCTCTTGCCTCATACATAGAGTAATAAGTAGTTCTAAAAATCCCCCTAGCAACCGATCCTTCATTAATTAAAATCGCATCTTCAACATTGTATCCTGTATAAGACATAATGGCTACAATTGCGTTCACCCCATAAGGCTGTTCTTCATTGTTAATGTATTCCAAATATCTAGATTTAATTAATGGAATTTGACCATAACTCAATAGGACACCCATTTTATCAATACGCATTTGATAATTAGAATGATAGACAGAAACTGCTTGTTTACTTTGACCACATGAAAAAGAATTACGTGGGAAAGGATTATTCTCAGGATAAATAATTTGGTTTCCCATGACACCTAGTAAAAGAGATGGATCTATTTCAATATTCGTATAATATTTGGATTTTTTCAGATCTTCTTGTGAAATCGCAATTAACGCAGATTCTTCTTCAGATGTATCAATATAATCGATCATTGATTTATTTTTTTGTAAAGCATTATAAACTACTTCTTGATCTTGATTACTAATATCTGGGTACAATTCTTCCAAATCATAGATTTTATTATTCTTAAAAGAAAAACTTGGATCTTCTTTTTTTCTTAGTCCAGAGACAATTTGTTCCCATGTCATGGTTCCCTTATCTAATAATTCAAAGATTTCTTTTCGGTTGAAACTTTCTTTTCCTGACTCAATGTAATAAATTGGTCTTGTCAGTCTTCCAGCATCCGTATAAATATTAATTACATTGTTTTCATAATCAAATCCAATACTACAATAAACCGCAATTAATCCATTTCTTCTATAAAGTTTCATCGTATTTATCAGTTCAAGAGGTGTATCTATATTTCCAATCCAAATTCCATTCACAAATATTTTCGTAGTATTTCCCAATATTTCAGGACTACATTCCAATAAAATTTTCATAGTTGTATTTGCTCGTAGCCATTTAATCATTGGATAAGCAGAACTACTGCTTGTAATATAGGCGCATATAGATAAATGTTTATGAAGACCAATATTCGCTCCATCAGGCGTATCTAGTGGATCGATTAGACCCCATTGTGAACTATTGAGAAGACGCGGACCAATCACTTTGGCACTTGCATCTAGCGGCAGATTTATTTTGCGTAAATGCGATATAAAGGTATTCCAACTTAAACGATTCAAGTCTTGAACAACGCCTAATTTTTTGGTGTGTTCTTGTGATCCCCAGTTACCCTTGAATGCCTTTCTAAACCCCTGTTCCACTAATCGATCTTTGAAAAATTGCTTGAAATTGGTTTCAATCAAACTAATAAAATTATCCTTGTATTTCAAATTTTCACTTCCTCTTTCTTTGTTTCCTCTTTCTTTGTTTCCTCTTTCTTTCTCTCTTAAACCTTCGGTTTCGTCATCACGATATTCACCTTTATGATAATAATATTCTTTGTCAATTTTCTGTGTAATATCTTTTTTTTGTATCAAATAGTATTCTCTGAATAAATCATAAAGCAAGGTTCCTGTCAATTCTATTCGCTTAAAACGGAAATTATCACGATCAGTTGGTTTCTGCTCTTTTGTAAATACTTTTAATAGGTTATAAACCATGTATCCGACAAAATAGGCTTTATCTAGAAAATTCAATTCTCCAACATGCGGCAAAAAATAATCCGAAAGAATTTCTATCACTCCTGAAATCGTTCCACGTTTTGTAAATGTTGAAATATACTCTAAAGCAGTCTCTTGATTAAATATTTTACTTGCATCATGAACACAAGGAATAAATAAATCAATGTAATTTGCATTATTTTTCATATCTAGTAAACATGTCTGGATGATACTAAAGTCAGATGTTACACCTAATGCACGCATTAATATAAAAAGTGGCATTGGTTTTCTTACATTGGGAACAACCACTACAATCTGATTATTGGTAAGGGAAGGGGAAGGAGCAACGATTTTTACGGCCGTTGTCCGTATCGCCTTGGAAGTATCTTCGGAAACGGAGCGAATCTCCGCGGAATGGCTGTATATATTATCGTCTTTATTCACCTTGGTATACAACATATTATCTGCGAATTTTTCCTGAGAAATAATGACCTTTTCTTTTCCATCAATGATAAAATAACCTCCATAGTCATTACGACATTCACCCATGTTGAATCTAACGTCTTTAGCTAAGGACTTTAGAATACATAGGTTGGATTGAAGCATGATTGGGAACTTTCCTAGATAAATTTTATCTAATGTTATGGAATGCTCTTTTCTTTCTTCTTCAGAATAGTAGACAAAATCCACTTCAACATCGTAATGAATAGTGATCCCATAAGTCATATTTCGTAATCGTGCATCATTTGGATACATGTAATGGGTATTATTGTCGTCGTAAATAATAGGCTTTCCTAAATAAATTTTGTCACCTTTTTTACCACCTAAATATAATAAACATTCATTTCTTTTCTCCGCCTTTTCACTTTCATCTTCTCTCTCAATGAATCGGATGGGATTATTTTCTTGAAAGATTTTATGGATTCCATTTTTGAAAAAATCATTGTAAGATTCCAAATGATGGGCTACTAAATTATTTGGATTATCTGTGAAATATTTATCAATTAGTTTCCATGATAAATTATTTAATGTTTCATTATTCATTTTATATTATTATAACCATATTTTTTTAAAATATAATTTTTATATATATAAAAAATTGTATTAAGTTGTATTTATTTGTATTTATTTGTAATAAAAATATTTATTTATATATATTATGTCGTATCCTATAGCAAGTATCATTTCTAGAGCTAGAAATAGTAGTTTAAGTTCTGCAAATCAAACTTGGGCTGGATTTTTATTATGTGATGGTTCAACCTATTTAAAATCAGATTATGAAGACTTATATACAGAATTTTCAGATAATAGTATCAATACAGATACAAATGGTTACGGAGTAAGTAGTAGTGATAGTACTAAATTTCTAGTTCCTAATTTAAGTGACTATACTCCATGTATGGTTAATAGTCAAAATACTTCAGGACAATTAGGTGAGACTAGTGGAAATTTATCCAAGTCAATAAATAAATATTTGTTACCTACACATAATCATAGTTTTAGTCTAAGTAATAGTCATACACATTCATTTACTTATAAAGGTTTTAATCAAGGTTATAATTCTTCAAGTGAGGAATTAGGTGCTGGTAATGATGAGTATGATGCAATAAATTATAATGGTTATATTATACCTGAAAGTCTTGGTAATATATCATTCCAAGAAGTTACATATCAAGTTGGTCAGTCTGGTACTACTTCATCTTCCACAATTAATTTAGATATTATAAATAGTTATGTAGGTGTAGATTATTATATAAAATATTAATTTATTATATATATATGTCTTCCAATTTACCAATAGGAACGATTTTATTTTATTCTTTAACAGGAGCACCAACTGATTATTTATTATGTAATGGTACTTCGTATAGTAGAACTACATATAGTAGTTTATACGATGTAATTGGAACTACCTATGGATCTGATGATAGTAGTACCTTTAAGGTTCCCAATTTTACATCAAATTTTCCTATAGGAAAAACCTCAAGTCAAAGTTTAGGACAAACTCAAGGTTCAACGAGTGTATCTATTACTAGTGATAATTTACCTAGTCATACTCACACTCTTAGTATATCATTTTTTCATCAACATGATATAGATTACAATACTGAAGGTCAATACCAGTATATTCAGCAGATAGATATTAAAGATGGATCTAGTACTCAAAATATTTATGATTTATATCCTCTTGGAAATAACACTTATGGTTCAATAACTACCGGAACAACTATACAATCTAATAGTACAACTTTTTCTATATCAGAAAATTTAGATAATTCTGGAAATAGTATTTCATTAGATGTTAAGAATAGTCAAATGAATTTAAATTATATAATTAAATATGCATAATATAAATATATTAATTATAATTATAAATATATTATATATGTCAAGATTAACTGCAAGTAACTATATCATTTCATCAGGACAAAGTTTAGATGATATTTTTGAAAAAAGAAATTCTCAACAACAATCAGCACAAGCAACAAATTATTATAATACGGATAGTCAAGATTTAAATGTAATTTTTTTACCAAAATCTTCATCCTCTACTGCTGCAACTACTACAAATTACAATGTCAGTGGAAATGATTTAAATACCATTTTTGAAGCTCTAAATACTAGTACCGTAGGTTCAATACTTATTTGGCCATCAACAACTGCTCCAACTGATTATTTATTGTGTGATGGTACTTCATATAGTACTAGTACATATAGTACTTTATATAGTGCTATTGGTACTACTTATGGATCTGGTACTGATACTTTTAACGTTCCTGATTTTACAAACAATAGTAAAACATTTATGTCTTCCACATATTCAGATTATACAGGAGGAAATAATAATTTAGATTTATCTCAAACTCAATGGGCAACACATAATCATACTATTACTACAGGTAATATAGATTTCACTCATACTCATACAATAACATTACAAAGCCAATATACTGGTTCTATAATAAATAGCACTGTAGAAAGAGGTGCTAATGATAATGAACAATATCTTTATAGAAGTGGTACTGATTATTATCAACTTGCTCAGGTGTGTAATGCCACAACAGCAACATTTTCAGGAAGTTCAGGACAAACACCATCTAGCAGGGATTCTACCATTGAAATTTTAAATCCTTATATTACCATAAACTATATTATTAAATATCAATAAAATAATCAAAAGTATTCGTTTTTAGATAATTATTTTTTTAGAATATTAAAATAATTATCATGAATCAATTAGAACAAATAGAAGAGACAGAAAAAAGAGAAATATTAGAAGAGATAAAAAACGAACAAATAGGAAAGATAGAAAAAAAAGAAGAACAAAAAGAAGAAATACAAATAATCAAATATTATGAAAAATTAAATTTAGATTTGAATAAAGAATTAAATAATGAAGAATTTAAAAAAATCATTGTACAAAATTACCTTGAAGACATATCAAAAATAATTGGTATACAATATGAAAGACTCATTGTAGATTCTTCAGAAGTAATCGAAATTAAAAAAAATAATGTCTTTCAAAAAGAAATCAACGAACAAAAATGTTATCTTTTATTAGGAGATTTTAAATTTAAAAAGAATGAAAATGTTTATCTAATTTATAATAAGAGAGAAATCAATTTACCATTACGAAAAAAAAACAATAAAGTAATTATAATTGTGTTAACAGATGAATTTTTAAACTATAATAGTAAATGTAATTATGATTCCATTTACCAACAATCATTACTTCAACCAAATAAAGAAAAAGAAATGTTAGAATCAAATATTTATCTATCTGACAAATCAAGTCTTTCAGATAATATCTATGTTTTAAACAAAAAAAAATTTATTTCCGATGAATTATGTGATGAATTAATCAGTTATATGGAGAATAATATTTCGGAAAAATTTGAAAAATGGGCGCCAAATTTCAATGTAAATTGTAGATTTATTTCTTTTAATGCGAATGACGATTTAAAAAATAAGTATGATAATACGATTTTTAAAATAATAAATAGTATTATTTCATTCATGTTTATGACATTTGATATTAAATCTAAGGGCGATTGTGGTTATACATTGAGAAAAATATATGGACCAACTAGAGTTCACTCGGACGGGATAAGTGTGGAAGCCAAAAACAATATGTTATCTTCACATAGAATAAGAAATTTTAGTGTGATTATTTGCTTAAATAGTAATTATGAAGAGGGACATTTTTTCTTCCCAAAACAAAATAAATTAATTAAATTGGAGAAAGGAGAGGTCATTTTGTTTCCTCCTTATTGGACCCATCCTCATATGGTTTTGTCTCCAACAAAAAATACGTATCGTTATACATTGCATACATGGTTATTCGAATAATTCTTTTATTCATTCTTTGGTTCTCTCTTCTTCCATTTTTGCAAAGTTTTTTTTAGTGTTTCTTTTCTTACTTAATTTAAATTTTGATTTTGTCTTTGTTTTATCTGTTTTCTCTGTTTTCTCTGTATTAGAATCCGTGTTTTCTTTGTTACCATAATTATCATCATTATTAATTGAAAATTCCGTCCATGGTTCAGTTGGTCTGTCTTTAATATAAGGTTCAAATTTCTGCCATTGTCTATGTTTTTTGAAGAAAACATCTTTTTTAAATGGGATTCCACATGAACTTCCAAAGCGACCAATAAAAGACATTTTTTTAGCTAAGTTTGTGTCACATACAAATCCATCTATCGCACCATGCGGAGCAAATGGTTTGGGTCTTCCTGCTTCCGACATATATTCACGTGCATCCAAATCATAATGTGAACAAATAGTTCTAGAACAAGGATTATCTTCTTTTAATAAATAAACATCATAATGATCAGAAATAATTTTTTTGGCAATATCTATATTGATTTTTCCTTTATATTCATCCATTAAATCATCCAAACGAACTTGTCTTGCTCCTTGATGTCTTCTTACATCATAAAAACCTGAATTTTGTACTTCTAAATTTCGGATTCTCTCATCATAAGGCGCATTAAATCCGATAAAAAACCCATTTTTTGTTCTTTCTACATTATGATATTTCAACCCTAATTCAATTCTTAGAATCTCGTTTGTATTTGTGTCTCCGAATAACCATGAATTTGCATAATCCCCAGAATTTTCATGCAGTAAAATTTTAACATAATCATCTAATGTATTTCCATATTGCATTGCTTTTCGTATACGAAAACAAATTGGAAATTTCATTTCATAAGGCATAAACCCACCAATTGTGGTTTCTGTTCCAATGATTCCCTTGGATGTAACAAAAAAATCGGTACCACTCCAAATCCAACAAGGACATGTTTGCATGATCATACGATGACCTTCCGACGGATCTATATCTAATACAACACATGCATACTGACCATCAATATAATCAACAAAAGAATTATGTGCGACTACTATTTTTCCGTCTTCCGTCCAGTCGCCAACAGCCATAAAAGCACTACATTTATCTTTACTACCTCCTTCTTTTCCAATATGTGAATCAGATACATAGGAGTACCAATAAGGAATAGAATAGTAAAAATTCCAGGCAATAATTTCATCAACATCCGTTTTACATCCATTTTTAGTACATCCTTCTGCAATTCCTTCCATTTCTTCATAAAATTCTTCAAAATTTTTTTTGATCATTTCTTTGAAATCTTTTTTAATTTCTTTGATTAGATACTCCCATGTTTGACCATAAGTTTCCATGATAAAAAATTTTAACATGACTTGGATTTCTTTAAAAGAGTCAGCACATAGATATCCATAGGCATAACCTCGTTCTCTCGGTTTTCCTTTGATAGAAATATATGTCCATCCATTTTTTTCATATGATAATCCATTTTTAATTTTCATTTTATGTTTGTTATATAATAAACATAAAATAATTTTACCTTTTTATCTATCTAGTTTCTAAATTTATTTATTTTTATTCGCTTATTTAGTTATTTACTTATTTATTTA